AAGGTGTAGACGAATGGGAAATAATAGAGTTTCCGGCACTAATGCCGTCAGGCAATCCGTTATGGCCTGAGTTCTGGAGCCTTAAAGAGCTTGAGGCGCTAAAGAACGAACTGCCTTCAAGCAAGTGGAACTCTCAGTATCAGCAAGCACCAACAGCAGAAGAAGGTGCGCTGGTTAAGAAGGAATGGTGGAAAGTCTGGGAAGAAGAGCATCCACCCCAATGCGATTTTGTAATACAGTCATGGGACACCGCCTTTCTCAAGACTGAACGGGCTGACTACTCAGCCTGCACAACGTGGGGCGTATTCTACGCACCTGACGATGAAGGGCGCACCCGACCTAATATAATTCTGCTTGATGCCTACAAAGAGCGACTAGAGTTCCCCGAACTGAAAAAAGTTGCCTATGAGATGTACATGCAGATGAAACCCGATGCTTTTGTGGTAGAAGCCAAGGCTGCTGGCACACCGCTCATCTTTGAGCTAAGAGCAATGGGAATCCCCGTTTCGGAATACACCCCAACCAGAGGTAACGACAAGATAGCAAGAGTTAACGCTGTTGCTGACTTGTTCGCATCAGGCGTTGTCTGGTGTCCAGAAACCCGGTTTGCCGAGGAAGTGGTTGCTGAATTCGCAGCTTTCCCAGCAGGAGAACATGATGACTTGGTGGATTCATCCACTCAGGCACTACTCAGGTTCAGACAAGGCGGCTTTTTAAGCCTGTCTTCAGACGAACAAGAAGAAGTTCATATGCCCAGAACAGCAGATTATTATTAACGGGGAAACTAGCTATGCATGAAGCACCGGAAACCTACAAGCATGACGACTTGCTAGACGTTAGTAAGATACCCACTCAGTATTATAATTTAAAAGGCGATCTCACCGACTCTGATAAAAGCAGGTTGCGGATGCGCCATATACTGCCCTATGGGGTAGAAGTCCATGATGGCAAAGAATATTTAAAGAATCGCAATCATGAAATCATGGCATCAAGAAAAGCTGTCTCTAAAAACTCAGGTTGTTTTTTCGATGATGGCTGTTCTCCGTGGCGACATTTAAATGCAAATTCTGACTCACGCCTGCGTTGCGAAGCTGTATTGGCGGCTTGGATATTAGATAAACCCCTAGACCCTTATTTAAACCCGAACCCATTGAGGTGAACTATGCCCAGTAAATTTAACAGCACTGCCAAGAGACCCGGTAAGGCAGTTAAAAAGCCTTATAGACGGGGCGGAGTAGCACGTTATCAACTTGGGGGGAGCTTACAAGCTGACCCCAGATTGGAACAAAGAATGCAGCAAAGACTTGACCCAAGATTAATGCAGCAGCAAGCAGCAAGACCGCCTACTGTAACTGCGAGTCAGGATAGACTTGGATCAAACTCTGCGTTTGCAGGCAGGCAGGGGCAGCAACTAGCGCCACCTCCAGCAATGAGGCAACGTCCTGCTAGGTACGAGCAGCGAACAGCAGCACAAATAGACGCTTCCCAGATGCGTCCTGACCTACAAGCCGAGCGACAGCGACTTGGTCTACCTAATCCGCCCCCCACTGATCCGCAATTTTTGGCTAGAATGGTAGCTAACCAAAGAAACCCGGTGCTGACCCCTTTTGGGTTTGCTCAACAAGAGCAGCAGCTAGGAAACCCTAACTTTAGTGTTACTGGGCGCACAAACCCACAACAACCAATGAATTCTCCACAGGCGTTGACTGGAATGTTAGCACCAAGCCAGATACCAACTAGACAGCGGGGGTTTGCTCCTTTTCAATTTCCTCATCAACAAACAGCAGCAGCTCCGCAACAACAAGTGCCACAACAACCAGCTTTTGGAAGAGGAACGACTCAACGTCAATCGGCTCCAAGCCCTTGGTTTCCTTCTACCCAAAGTCCCAATTTTTTAGAAAACCCTTTGGTTCCTTTTAGAAGAGGCGGTTATGTTACCCTTAAAACAGGCGGAAGAGTTCCCCGCAAGAACGGAGTTAAATTGATATGAACAGAAGACGAAACCTTCGTGATGAAGAAGCCAGAGTTATTGGCGTACAGGATGATGCAGCCGATGAGATGCGTAGAGTTAAGGCTCGCCGTCCCAAGGACGCTGCTGAGCGCAGAGACAAAAAAGATCAGCTTGCTCGCGTAGGTTCCCGTGAGCGTAATGCCCGTGACGAGATGGATCGTCTTAGAGATGAAGCTGGCAACATGGGCATGAAACGAGGCGGCAGAAGCAAGAAGGACGCTGAAAAAGCTCAAAGTAAAGGTACAGGAAACTTCGACAAATACGTGCGAAGCCGAGGCTGGATGCGCGAAGGCAATCGTCCGGGTTCCACTTCTTCTGGTTTAAAGACTGGCGGCAAAGCAGTTAAGAAAATGGCTACAGGAAGACAGACCAAAGCAGACAAAGCTGATGAGCATTTAGGTATGGCTGATGGTCGGGAAAGCACTAAGCGTCAGTCTTACGCGGATCGCAGACATGAAATGACCGGAGAAGACAATGCAATGCGCCGAGGAATGACCCATCGCTCTCGCAACACCAGCCCAAGCACAAAGCGACAAGGCAACATGTTGATTAATCAGCACAAGCGCATGGCTATGGGCCAAGATGTATTGTTGGCTAAAGGCGGAAGAACGCCTTCTACCACGGCTGTTAACATTGATATGGGCGCACCTAAAACTAAAACTATTAAGGCTCGCGGAATGGGAGCTGCAATTAAAGGTGGTCAGTTTAGGGAAAATACTTAGTGACTGAGAAAATTCAGGAAGATTTGTTTAGCGCTGATGAAAATAATAATGTTTCTGTTATTTCTCCAAAGCAATTTAAGATTGTTAAAATTTCAAAAGGTGTAGCTGCATCTGTTTATTTAAAGCATCACTATTTTGGAGATAAAGACTTTTTGGCTCTTTATAGCTTTGGAGCAACGTATACAGGAAATGTATGGGGAGCCATTACTTATGGAATTCCTAACCCTCACAGCATAAAAGGATTGTATGACAAGACCAATCAGCATGGGGTTGTTGAAATAACAAGGCTTGCGTTTAAAAAAGGAAGCCCTAAAAATTCTTGTTCGTATTTAATAGCCCAAAGCATTAAAGCGTTAAAAAAATATTATCCCGTAAGGTTAATTATTACTTACGCTGATACTGCGTATAACCATACAGGCGCAATTTATAAGGCTGCAAATTTTGATTATCACGGACTGACTGATCCTAAAACAGATTTTGTTTTTCCAGATGGTCAAATAAGAAAAGTGAAGGGACTTAAATATTCTGAGGCTGAAGGGTTTTGGGTTCCAAGATCACGTAAGCATAGATTTTCAAAACAGGTGGCATAGTGGCTATAGAGAAAGCTTTATATACAAACGGAGCTGACACTCCCACTGCTGAAGAAATCGAGATAGAAATAGTTAATCCTGAAGAGGTGACTATTTCTACTGATGACATGGAACTCAGCATGGGCTTTGATGAAGAGCCAATGGCCGAGCATGACTCCAATCTGGTTGACTTTATGGAGCAATCAGAACTGGACACGCTTGGAAGTGAGCTGGTGGGTCTTTATAACGCCGACAAAACTAGCAGACACGACTGGGAAGAGTCCTATATTAAAGGGCTTGATCTGCTGGGCATGAAGTTTGAAGACAGAACTACGCCTTGGGATGGAGCCTGTGGCGTGTTTCACCCTATGTTGAGTGAAGCAGTGGTTAGGTTCCAGTCTCAAACTATTATGGAAATATTTCCTGCAAGTGGCCCTGCCAAGACCACCATTATAGGAGAGCTTACTGACGAAAAGGTTAAGCAGGCTCAGCGGGTGCAGGAATATCTTAACTACATGATGACCGTTAAGATGCCCGAATACAGAACTGAAACAGAAAAACTTCTCTTTTCCCTACCCATTGCAGGATCAGCGTTTAGAAAAGTTTACTATGACCCAAATTTAGGTAGAGCTTGCAGCATGTTTGTGCCAGCGGAAGACTTTGTAGTTAGCTACGGAGCGGCTGATCTGGAAACAGCAGAGCGAGCTACCCATGTAATGAAGATGGAAGCTAACGATGTGCTGAAATTACAGCAAAGTGGCTTCTACGCAGACGTTGAACTGCCTGCTCCTGCTCCTGACACGACAGAGATAAGCGCTAAATACAACAAGTTAACAGGAGACCACCCCAGTTATGAGGTAGACCAAAGGCATACCTTGCTGGAAATGATGGTCAACGTAGACCTTCCGGGTTTTGAAGACCTAGACAACAGCGAGCCAACCAATATTGGCCTGCCTTACATCATTACCGTTGATAAATCGTCCAATATCATTCTTTCCATTCGCAGAAACTGGAGAGAAGAGGACGCACTAAAGCTTAAACGTCAACATTTTGTTCATTATCAGTATTTGCCGGGGCTTGGCTTCTACGGATTTGGCTTAGTCCACATGATTGGGGGCTTAACCAAGTCTGCCACCTCATTATTACGCCAATTAGTTGACGCAGGCACACTAGCTAACCTTCC